AGCAGTTTAAATCTTTCGTACTCTTTATACACGTGCTCGAACTCGTAATACGGTATGGATAACCCTGCTTCGTTGTAAGCGTACCGGATACCCAACATAGAGTTTCGAGCAAGATCAATGGCTCTCATTACAGGGTTGTTTGACTTGAGTAGTTTAAACCCATCATCAACCACTTGTTCGGCACCATTAGAATGGATGTCTATCCCGGTCTGTTCGCTAAAACTCTTTAGTCCTTTGTCTCCTAGTACATCTGCACTCGACATACCAAGGCACTGAAACGCAAGACTATGAAGAGTTCTAAAATACGAAAAGTCTTTTTCGGGGTCTAAGTTAAAACGAGCGACTGCTCTGTCCCGTGCTTCGTGAGCCGCCTTACGTGTAAACGCAAAGTATCCTATGTCGTTCGGAGACATTCCTCCAGAGAGCAAAGCGTCCACTTGATTCAACATCGTAGTCGTTTTACCAGTGCCGGGAGGTCCAAAGTATCTAAACATCTACGTCCCTCAGAAAAACATCCACCTCATATCCAAGAACATCTAAAATTTTCTCTACTTTATAGATAGATAGATGGCGAGCCGCCTCTACGTTTTCATAGTCCATTATCGTGCTTTGAGGAATCTTGGCTCTATATGCAAGCTCCCTTTGAGTCATGTTTCTTTCTTCTCGAATGTCTCTAAGAATCTGACTCCAATTGTTTTGTTTAATAGTCAAAACGGAACATCCTCGTCTTCATCAAATTTAGAACCAAAGTCCTCATCTACTTTTGCAAATGCAGGTACAGACCAACACCGAACTACTCTGCCTTTAATTCTAAACTGGTCCGACCGACCATCTATGTCGCGTAGTCTCTGAGCTATTTTGTTAGACCTGTACTCAAAGAACTTATTTCTTTTCAAGAAGGCTTCGAAGTCTTTAAGCCTAAAGTAAGTCCGTCCTTCCTCTTCATCGGTCCAAGGTCTTCGTAAAAGTATCTCTTCTTTATCCATGGCCGACTGCATGTGTGTCGAGAACTCTTCCAACATATCGTAGAACTGTCCACGTACACTTGTATCTTCGGATGTAGTAATGACCGCACCCTCTGTGTCTAACATTTGCGACAACAGGTTGTTCATCTGTGCTTCCCAAGCTTGGCGGGAAATGGTGCGAGGCATGAAGTTAATCTGCTCCATGCAGAGTATTTGAAAGCGAGGCTGCTTCTGTAAACCTTCCGTATCAAGCTCAACAGGACTTCCGTTCACGTCGAGAAACCAAAGAGGCGGTTCACTGTCGTACTTTCTAAGGTTGGCAACCGTGGGTGTATTGGCCCCACCACCTACCCCGTGCTTACGGCTTCGGCATAGGTCCTTGTTGCAGAAGTTGCAAATAGGTTGGTCCGCACATTTGTACTGGTATTCTTTTTTCTTTATCTGATCCGCGACAACGTTAACCTCTTTGAGGTCTAGGGGAGGATCCATTATGTGTTGGTTGTATTCCAAGATCTTGGTTTCCCAGTCATCTGGAAAAGCTTTCCTTAAATACACACCCAGGTTAAATAGTCCGTTGTTTCTAGTGCCCTCTGGAAACCCCTGCCTGAGTAAAGCTTGTAGGCAAGGTGGCCCGTCCTTTAGTTTATCATCGACTTCGGGTACGTCCTCTGAAAGAAGCTCGTCCAAATCTTTTTCTGCAATAGCGGACTTCTCAGCAAGGTCTAAAAACTCTTCCAATGTGGCAGCACTGCCATCGCTATTGAAGGCGTAACGAAGACCTCCCTCATGGTCAAAATACGGTAAGTTAAGAAAGTTTCCGTTGTCGCCTCTCTCTAAAACCAGCTTGATCTGCTTAGGAAATATCTCGCAGCCACCAAACCCTATCTCTGCGGCTACTTCTTTCAGTTTTACCTGAATCTTCTCCGCTTCCACTAACTCGTTTAGAAAAAGATATAGGTGAGCGCCACCAGATTTACTTCGGCAGACAACAAGCGGTATGTTTACTTCCTTCAATTTTTTAAGTATTGATAAATGATCCAGTGGATACTGATCAATATCTATTGCACCCCACCAACACAGATTGTCCTCGTTAATAGGGACAACTCCTATGCTGACACTCCCTTTAAGATGCGCTTCGTATGTGGCAATGGTCCGTGGTTCGTGGACAAATTTATATTTGCCCTTTTGCTTTCCACGAGCGTCTTTTGTGGTCATATCCAAGGACCCGTAAGCCCTGTTCAAGCCACGAAACAACCGCGCAAATCGTTCTATTTCTTTTTTCATTGAAAATGATTGTGGGGAGAAGGTTTCCCCCCTCCCCAACTAACTCAGAAAGGTGTGTCTTCGTCGAGGGAATCTTTATCTTCTTCCCTGACGTGTTTGACAGAAACCTTACCCGCTTGGATAGATTCTGCGAACAGCTTTGCCTCTGCATAAATGTTAGGGTCTTGGACAACTGAATCCTTGCTGATCTGCCACCCATGCCACGAACCGTTCTTATTTTCTTCGGAGACAGTCTCTAGTTTCCAAACGTGCGAGAAGCGAGGAGGGGTGAAAAGGTTTCCCTTGGCATCCTTCATCTTCAAGGAACGCATGGCACTGTTCCACTGCTTTGACTTTTTAAACTGCGTAGACTTCATAGGCAGAAGTGCCTGTTGGGTCATGCCGTCTTTATCTACCACTAAGACGTAATGTTGAGCGGTGCGTTCAAGATAACGTCCGCTGCCGCCTACGACATAGTCTTTGTTGTCGTCACCTCTTTCGGTTGCAGGAATCTCATCTCCGGCCCCGTAAATCTGATGGGGTGCTCCAGTCCCAGTGCCACGCGGCTCCCACTCTATGTATTGTAGGTTATACGCGCAGTTAATAACTAGGACACCGTCCTTACCCTTAATGATATCTTTTGTGACAGTGTTGTAGATATCACCCGCTTTAGCGCTATCGAGGTCGTCAAGTTCGTCCGACATCTTTTGCAATACTTTAAGAAAAGGTATCGCAAGGTCTTCTGAACCCAGATCGTTTACACCAATTCCTGCGTCGGCTGCGAACATGTTTTCATCCATAACCGCGAGGTCTGTAGATTTCTTTTTAGCCACTGATGTTGCCATCTTTACTTACTCCTTTTTATGGTTGCACGTTGTGAAATGAATGCCCCGAATAAATCAAGCGGGACAGGGTCCCCCGCTTCTACCCGTTCTCTTAACCAAGCCTTCAAGGTCATAGGCTCGACCTTTTCCATTTGGTTTGGAACGAATCCTTGTAAACCGCAAAGATCTACAAACTCTTTTGCGGTATCATCTTCGCCTCGTCCAAAAGTAACCGTGACATTGTTTTTCACCAAGTCACCAAACTCGTGATCACGAAGCCATTGAAAAGCCTCTACCTTACGGTCGCTTGGAATGCTAGCAGCGTAAATTGGTTTTACTGCTATCTCTGATCCATCCGTAAGTGTAAATTTCTGTAGACCCATAGCTTCCAAAGCTTCAGGTAAATGCTCATCTGTTATCTTATGTAGAGCCGCCTTAGTCTCTTTCATAAGCTTCTCTGCTTCAGATAGCTTGTATTCAAGATCAGCCGCTTCCTTTGCTAGACGCGATACGGCGTCAAGCTTACCTTCTTCTAGCTGGTCTATCTGGTTGGTGATTGCCCCAGAGTCGGAGGCCATTTCTGATATTAAGTCGTTCATGTTTTATTTCTCCTTGTTAATGAATCGGCGGTTGACTAAACCGTCAAAAACCCTTATATGGGTATTTATAGGTTGATGCAAGAGAAATCTTTATGTTTAAATTTGTTTTTGAAACAGAACCATACCAACACCAACAAGAAGCCTTCGAAGGAAGCGCCGAGCAGGATAACTTTGCGCTGTTGATGGACATGGGTACGGGCAAAACAAAAGTTTGCATCGACACCATCGCACATAACTTTGAAAAGAAACAAACCGACTTTGCGATTATCGTAGCACCCAAAGGGGTCATCGCCAACTGGATAGGTGAAATAGATACACATCTTCCAAAAAGGATTGACCGCGAAGTTGTTCTTTGGAAACCAAACTTAACAAAGGCCAAGCGCAAAGAACTCACAGATCTTTCTAAGGAAAACAATAAATTAAAGTTCCTCCTTATGAATATAGAATCCTTCAGCACTAAAAAAGGAGTTGATGTAGCAGGGTTCTTTGTTAAGAAGTTCAAGGTTTTCATGGCCGTAGATGAATCCACGACTATCAAGAACCGTCAGGCCAAACGTACAAAAGCTATTTGTACCGTGGGCCGTGGTGCAGTAATGCGTCGTATTCTAACAGGATCACCTGTCACAAAGTCTCCAATGGATTTGTTCAGCCAAATGGACTTTCTCAGTCCCGACATTTTAGGTTTCAAAAGTTACTATGCCTTTCAAGGAAGATACGCGGTTGTCCAACGTAGAAGCATGGGAGCGCACTCTTTCAACCAAATACTAGGCTTCCAACGTCTTGATGAACTAACCGAGAAATTAGATAGCCATTCTTTCAGAGTACGAAAGGAAGACTGCTTAGACCTTCCGGACAAGGTCTACATGAAGCGAGAGGTAGAGCTTACCAAAGAACAGTCAGATGCCTACGTACAGATGAAGAACCTTGCGTTGGCTAGGTTAGACAATGGTGATCTGTCCACTACGCAAAACGTTTTGACGCAAATAATGCGTCTCCAACAGATATGTTTGGGAAGCTTGACGGATGATGACGGTACTGTTCACCCTTTGAAATCCAACCGATTAAATGAATTGATGGACATTTGTGAAGAGATACAGGGCAAGGCAATTATATGGGCGACTTGGACGCAAGATATTCGCTCAATTGCTGAGGCTCTGCGCGACCGCTTTAGCGTACAAGCGGTTGCAACGCTCCACGGTGAGACCCCTGATTCGGATAGACAGCAGATCGTGGAAACATTCCAAGATCGTCAATCTGAGTTACGTTTTATCGTGGGGCATCCTAAAACAGGTGGGTACGGTCTGACCCTGACGGCTGCGAACACTGTAATATACTACAGTAACAGCTATGACCTGGAGCTTCGTCTACAGTCGGAAGATCGTGCCCACCGGATAGGTCAGAAGAATAAGGTCACGTACATCGATCTTATATCTCCAAAGACAATTGACGAGAAGATTGTCACCGCCCTGCGGAATAAGATTAAGATAGCTGACACAATACTAGGCGAAGATGCAAGAGACTGGTTATCTTAAAGATTACCCTACAATCTGTTTAGGCTTCTTTGTAATAGAAAATATACCAGACTCTTCCATTGGTACCGAAGTATTCATTGAACCCCTATCTATGTAACCTCCTTGGTTTGCAAATAACGGCATACCTAGCTGGCTAAGACCAGACAAAGTTTCCTGCGAAGTTTGTCCCATGGGCCGTGGTGCGACAGGACTTACCTGACTAAGCGAGGATCCTGATACGGGAGACCGTGACGGAGGCATGTTAGCCGCCATTTTACGAACAGGTGGCGCGACAGGTTGCAAAGAGGACTGATCCCCGACAGCGTCCTCTTCAGAGTAATCCTCTTCTATCTCGGAACGAATGCGATTATCTTCGTAGTCAAAGTACGGAGGAAACGAACGATAGTCTTCGTCAAGAGATTTACTTCTTACTTCAGCTTGAGCGGGTATTAAACCAAATTTAACGGCTCTTTCAATAGCTTCTTTAGTATAACCTTTAATATGCTTGCCTGTGAAAGAGACTATTTTAGATAAACGTTCTTTTGCTGCCCCTGTAGGGTCGTCCGAAAACTCATCTGCAATTTTTTTAGCGGGTGCAAATTCTTCTAGGTCGTTTACTTTTATTTCTTTATAGCGTCGTATCAGTTCGGCGGCTTTTTCGGGATCCCTAAGAGCATCTTCTACAAGTTTCAATATCTTAGATTCACCAACTTTTGTAAAAGTGTACGCGGAAATTCTTTTTCCCATTCCGGTGGCAACAAGAGTGTTTATTCCCATTTTACCAAAGACGTATTGACCCGCACTTCTTCCTGCTGCTCCTACTGTTTCTACGGTTCCAAAACTAGGTCCCATAACGTCACCCGGTGTACCCGAGAACGACGTTTCAATACCCGTTCTTTGAATCGGCCCACCTTTTACAAGTTCATCTAAAAATTCCATGGAAGATTTGTCGTAGAATTTTTCTAGGTAAGGTCGATTAGATTCAATAGTATCAACTAATTTTTTAGTATCTAGACCGGGAAGAACTTCTCCGTCTGGTCCTATCCTTCTGGAGCTGTCTCGAAGAACTCTCCATAAGGCCGCACGAAATCCTTTTTCTGCAAAACCTGATTCATCTTTAGCTAAAAGAGCAGCAAGTTCTTCTGCACGTTGCACCGCATTTTTTGGTTTGGTAGTGATATAATTTTTTGCCGCTTGGTTAACATCTACACCGATATACTCGGATGCTGTATTTGCGATTTGCCGATCTCTTAAATTCTCTAAATTTATTTTTCTAGCATTAGCTATGTCATCTAGAGAGGCACCAGACTTGATGGCTGAAATCACGTCACCTTTGCTCGGTAGTGTTACGTTAGCCGTCATCACATCCGCAGCTTGTTGAACAGCTTTTAAGTTGTTAAATTTATCTTTCAAACCGGGAACCGCGTCAATAGCATCGCCGTACTGAGTAAGAAATCTATCCACGTTTCTTTGTGTTACTTTGCCGCCTGCTAAACCTTCCGTAAACCTAAGTAACAGGTCTGCTTCTATGACGTTAGGGTTGTCTCCAATTGTAAGAGAGGCTTCAGGATTTCGCTGCCATGTTACATTAGATCCTTCAACAACTTGTTGCGGCTCATTTAAAGCATCTCGAAAAAGTTCTACCCTAGCTCCAGATTCAGGGCCACTTTTTAAAAGTTTCTTTAAAAACCCTTCGTCTATGATCTCGTCGCCTTTAAAAAGTAGTTTTCCAATTTCAGAGTTTGGACCAAAGCGTTCTTTGGCTGTCCTTACGTAGTCTCGTCCTATTTCTATATTTCGAATGTTTTCAGGGGCCACTTTTCCTTCGAAATTCTTAGCCGCAAGAATCTCGTCGTCTATGTAATCGACAATTAAACCCAGTCTTCGGCCAACCTTTGCGTTACCAGTTTTGTAAGCTTGTCTGATTTTATCGCCTACTTCGCTTCTAAAATTTTGAACGGTTTCAATCTTAACCGGAGCGGCATAAATAGTACCCGCATCACCAAAAACATCGTAAAGACCGTTTGCTGGAATTTCGTCTGCTGTTATCAGTGCATCTCCGTCTCCTTTGGCACCGGATAAGTCAGAGTCTGCAATAGGTTTTCCAGAAGGCAATATTCCGGCTTCCTGAAGACGTTTCATACCGGCCAACTTATAAAAAAGACCCATCTCAGGAGTAATTGAAATATTTCGTTGTCCAACGTCTTGAATGATCTTTATTGCCCAATCTCCAAGACTACGAGTATCTACAAAATCAGTTCCAATTAGTTCTTTATCAAAAAGTTTTCTCGTCACTACCTGACTATTTTTTCTAGCCTCTTCCAGCATTTCCACCGCAACTTTTGAAGCCTCTGCTCTACCTATTACAGGTTCTAAGGATTCCAAAACGTCGCGAGCTTTTTGAAGTGATGTCTCGACAGATTCTACTGCTTGGTCATCAAGGTTATCTTTAATTTTTTGTATTATTTTAAAAGATTCTGTTTCGTCTCCAGATCCCAAACGAGATTTCAAAAGTTCAAAAGTTTCGTCTAATGTCTCTGCACGGCGATTCTCTTGCCCCAACCTACTCTGTGCAATCTCCCCTGAATTACGACCTTTTAAAGTATTATCCAAAGCCGCCAATCGAGTGGCGTCAACGCCCAATATTTTTAAAGCTTGCAACGTGTCAGGACGAAGTCCTCCGAATTCTGGAACCACTGTTCCATCATCTAATATTCTTATTGGAGTGCTGGACCCAGGAGAAGAAAACAAACCGGATTCAATAGCCGGAAGTAGAATATTCTCTAAAACCCCTTTTTCTGATTCCAGACCATTAAATATTCTAGACGCTATATCTTTGCGA